TGACATCTATGTCATAGCCGAACAGATGCGAGCCAGTATCCTCTACGCCGTAGTAGTCAGGCTCGGAGTTTCGAATCCTTGCCATGATATACCCAGACGGCGGATTGTCGTGAATCGCGTTGCGAATAGAGCGCGCCAGGTCCCTGCCATCGTCGTAGTTGGATGCATTCGAGCGCACCACAACTCTCACCGTGGAATTGTACAATTGAGGCGACCTGGAACCTCCCTGACAGTAGTTCATGATGTTGCCGCCTGGCAGACAATACACGAACACGCAACGCTGCGGAACATATGCGGACACGGGACGCGACGGCCCCGTGAATAGGTTCGTCCCTATCGTCAATGTCGCGAGCTCGGTGTCAATCTTCGCGGCAATATCTTCGTCTGGTGAAGCCATTACTTTCCACGCTTCTTTCTTGTTGGCTGCTTTTTGCCTGTGACTCTTTGCTGTGAACGGCTTCTCTTGGTGATATTTTTCGTGCTCTTGCGCTTCGATTTCTTAGACGTGGCTCGCACCTTGACGCTAACCTCGGTCTTTTGCGGCTTTTCGTTCATGAGAGGAGTCGTCACGTAACGTCCGCTCTCTGTTATCCGCTTAGCCGATTCTGCAATCCGCTCGAGCATCCCGGGTATTGCGTCACCGATAGGGTCTGTCAGGAAGTGATACTTGGTAGGCGGATTGTGCCTGGCCTTCGGGTCCTCGTGTACATAAATGCCGTAGTTCATCCCATAGCCAAGCCGAACCGCAATCTCGCCAGCGTTTCTTGGAAGCGTAGCGTAGGCAGACAGCCTAAGATTGCCGAAGTCCACAGGCACCTGGCGAAGCGACACTCGCATGATTCGTAGGCCCTCGAGGTACACCGCGGAAGCCACTCCGTCGCGGTACGCCTTACCGCTTTTCTTGAGCTTCTCCATTACCAGGGCGAGCTCTTGCTGTATCTTGACTATGTTGCTCGTAGCCATGGTTACATATACGCGAGGTAAAGTGTGTACGAACCATCAAGAGTCGACGCATATTCACGAGACTTCACACGCTCTGAGTCATTGACGTTAGACGTAGACACCCCTGGCATCCAGACTCGAGTGTCAACGGGTAGCTCAATCTCAGTCTCGACTACGATATTGGTTGCCACTCCCTCACCGCCAGCCTCGCCCACTATGTCCTCGCGTCGAGTGATACGTGCCTTCGTTGTACTGACTGCGCTGTATGTCAAATCACCGTCATTGGATTTACCAGACGGCAACGAATACGAGATTGTCTCTAGCAGCCTATGGCTAAAATTCATGTGGCCTACACCATCGGCTCGAAAGTGTACGAACGCAGCGTATCGTAGACCGACGGAAGCAAAGTTTTGAGCGTCTCAGCCGTGACTACCGGCTGCTTGTAGGAAACCGAAGCGTTCAGCAAAGACTCGGACGCGATTGACATATCCCTAGCGCGCGCCTTGTATCGGTAGTTCACGAGCTGCACGCAAGCGTCCTCGAGGTCGTACGGAAGATTGCGAATCAGCGTCGTCCCGTTGTCCTGCGCCGCAGTGATATAACCTCCGGTGTAGGTCACGGTGTACATCTTTCTTTCGGTGCCTACCTTAGGAAGATGAGTAATGCCAGCGCCGCCAGTAGCATACCAAATCCAAGTGCCCTTATTGTATACGAGGCCAGCCTTTGCGTCATGGATTTCATAGTCTGTCGAGTCAACGGTAGAGCCATCATATGTAATGCTGGCAATGGAAACTAGCGGTGCCTTTGCCAGCGTCATGTAGGGCGTCGCGGAGCCTGAAACCTTCTCGACGATGCCGGTTTCGTAGTGGAAGGTGCGTCGACAGAACGCGCTTATAGTGTCAGTCGAAGCCGCAATGACGCGCTCGAGATAGGCGTCATCGGTGCTCGACGAAATACCGAGCTCTGTCTTGACTGTCGCTAGCGTCACGAGAGAGCCAGTCACCAATGCCACGGCTCAACCCTTCTTTCCGAGCTTGCTTTCTTTGCGTTTTACGATTGGCTCTGCTACAGATTTTGGTGTTTCTTCATTGGCCTCTTCCGTGGCGCTTGGTGCTTCCGCAGTCAAGGCAGCCGGCTTGTCCTTTTCGTGCACGTACTCTGCCATGCCCTCAGCGATATACCTTTTCGCGATATCAGGAAAGAACCCGGCAACGTCGCCAGCCATGTAGGGCATTCGGTGCCGCTTGAATCGAATCAATACTAGGTCCATCTTTAGATATCTCCCGTGACGTTTAGGCCGCCTACGGCATAGATGAGAGCGCCTCGGACATAGTCAGGCGGGTCTTCCTGGTCTGTCGTAAGCTCGAGCGTATTGATGTGTCGTACGTATCGGCGATACTGCGACCAATCCAGGGCTACTTGACGAAACACCGTCTCAGTGCTTCCGCCCTCAGCGCCAACGAATGTCTCATCGTAGATAGTCCGCTGAAGAGTGAAGTTCGAACCATCCTCAGAGTCGTACTCTCTGATAGTCGAGATGAGCGACTGGCCTTCTCCGAGTTCATAGTCGTACATCAAGAGAGCAATAGCACTTTGTGACATACCATGGCCGGTAACTACGCGATCGAATACAGGCACAATGGCAGCTTCGTAGTAGGCGTCTACGGCAACAAGATTGAACACGCGTCCCGACCTTCCGGTGACGTGCTGCCCGAGGTCATTCGTTATAGTCGAGATTCCCATGGTGCCCCCGATTCAACTAGGCCGTGGGATTGGACCACGGCCTAGTTGTGAACGTCAATCGTTAGACGGCATCGCCGCTAATCGGGTAACCGCCGAGAACGAACGCGGCCCCGTAAACTGCGGTATCGGTCCCAGATGCATTGAGGTCCGGAGTGATATTGAAACGAATATATCGCTTTCGGCTACTCAGCAGGATGCTGTATTCGGCGACTCCGTGGAAGGTCGCAGTGCTGCCAGCAGTCTTCACAACGGTCGAAGCCTGCACAACTTCGGCGGTATCCCATGACGACCCGTCTGCTGACTCTTGAAGCTCGACCGCGAGCGCAAAAGTCTTGGTATTCGTCAGCGCTGCCTGCCACGGGATGACGAGCACGCCGCTCTGGGCCATGCTACCAGAGCTTCCCTTGCGGTCGATGGTCTCTCCTGTGACCTTCGTCGCGTCGCCAGTGCCGGCTGCGGTGATGAGCGACGGTGCTGCCGAGGCGGTCGAACTACCAGCAACGGCGGCCTTGATGTGTCCCGCGGTATCTCTCATAGGAAATTGCATCGAATTCTCTCCTAGTCGTAAACGAAAAGTGAAAGGGCAGGCACACCACAAAGGGAGTGCCCGCCCTAGGAATCAATCTTACGTACCCCAGTCAGCCGAATCAATCATGGCAATGTTCTTGCCACGATACTGGCTTGCGAAGTCGCATGCCAAGATGAGCTGGAACACGGTTTGGTCTTGAGCGATACCAGATACCACGCTTGACCCATCGTAGTACGCGCCGCCGCGATGCATTTCCACGCGGAAGTCCTCGCCGATAGCGAATACCTGGTTGGGGAAGTGTGCGAAGTAGATTTCAGAGAACGTGCTACCGGAACCCTGATAGTTGGTGAGGTTCGTCGGAATGTTCGTCGTGTAGTCAAACTTAAACCCGAGCAGGCTACCGCGCGCCATCTCATCACGGAAGGCGTAATAGTCCTGTGCGCCGCGAAGGCTCATGAGGTACTGCCAAGTCCGCGGGGCCATCAACCAAGCCGCCCCGGAGTCGAGGTCAATGTTCTGCGCGAGAACTGCGGCAATGGCCTGAGTGAGCTCGGTTGTTACCGTGGTGATGGTTTGCGTCGCGTTGGCGTGGATGACGTTCGAGCTGTCAACCATCCCACGGAGGCCCATGGGCTGATTGGATACGCCGATGCCGCGAATCAAGGTGCTGTCGAGAGTGCGCTTGGCAACGCGCAAGATATGGTCGCGCAGCATCGCGTCAGAGTTCGAGCTGCTGTTGCGGAGCCACGTATTCGACGCAGGCACAACCACGCTCAAAAGATGGTCGCGCAAAGTAATCTGGCCAAAGGTAGGCGCGGTAGACGAAGAGTTCGAATTCTCGCCGACCCACGAACCTGTGGCAGCAGAGTCGATGAACGGCAACACAAGGCTACCCTTCATCTCGACGACCTGTACGTTCTGCTTCAGAACAACAGACCGCGCGCCGAGTTCGGCGATGACCTCAGAGGCGAACTCTACCGGCACGGTAGCGCCACCGCCGGACAGCGACACTTCGCCGATGGCCTTCGACACGAACTCGTCGCCAGCATGCTTTGCGATGCGACTGGCTTGGTCGGCATTGCCGTTGGCCTGAGCCATGTATTTGACGTAGCGTGCGAAGCTCAACCCGCGCTCATTCTCAGGCTTCGGCAGGATGCCTTTGGTGTCGAATTTGTGCGCGTTCTGGATGACGAAATTCTCTGGGACGTTTTTCGTGACAGCCTTTTCGGCAGCCTTGCGCTCGGTTTCAGCGTATCGCTCCGCGTGAACCTTGCCGAGTTCACTAGCGATGATTTCCTTAATCAGATTCACGTTGGGGTTGACAGTCTCTGCCATGTTTCTATCTCCTCTTAGTTGATTCCGCTAGCCGCAATGGCTGCCCGAACTAGTGCTCGGATTTCGGTTTCGGTAAGCTCGAGGGCCTTATCCGCCTCGGTCATCTCTTCCTGGTTGTCTTCGACTTCCTCTACGGCCTGAATGGTTGACAATGCATTAAGCATCATCACGCAAGCGTCGACCCTGCCCAGGTCTAGCGCCTTCTCGTCGGCGCAAGTCTCGAACATGGGTTGCATCGCAAGCAATTCATCGAGCTTGCCGTGGCAACGCTCGGTCACCATAGTCATTGGCTCGGCAGCCGGGTTTAATGGCTCATCCATCTCCGGCTCTTCTTTGGTTTCGACGGCCACAGTAGCCCCCATATCAATCGTCGTTGACGTTTGAGTGATAGCGTACGCCTTGGCTAGCTCCTCGCGGGTAACGCCCGGAAGCTCGGCGCTCTCGTCGAGCACTCGAGCACACCAAGCTCGTATAGGCTCAATTGATACGCCCATGCTCTTAGCCGCGAGAAGCGCCTCAGGATTCGCCGGGATTGGCGTATGACTCCACTCGAGCAACTCTTGGCGCTTGTAGGTAATTGGAAACACGTGCTCTGGAGACTCCCTTGCCGAGTCGAAGGCGTACTCTATCGGTCGCATGCCGATAGATGCACCCCTGAGGTACCCGTTCACGGCCATCTTGTAGATGGTATCGCCAAACTCTGAGATGTCGGCTGTCGGGTATTCGCACACACTCCACAACTTGCCGTCTTCGACGTAGGTCCTAACCGGCTTACCGACCGGCAGTGTGCTCGGGTCATGAGCCCAAAGCACCGAACCGCCTTTGATGAAGTTTGCAAGCTCCCAACCATTTACGTCGATGATATCGCCGACCCTGTCGGGCGTTCCGGAAGATATGCACCAAAGCAAGCGGCGCTCTCCCAGGGCAGGGAGAACCATCGCCGGACCCGCCTTAAGCACGGTTGCAGTTTCGTCTGGAGAGCCAGACTTGACTTGCTGCTTGAATTGTTCTGACGTGATTCGCATATATATCCTTTCTGAGCTAATCTCAGAACAAAGTCAACGCATTAACTATTGCTCTCTGTTGTTCTGCGAATGCTTTCGATGTTCCTTCTTCGGCCTTGTCTTCGAATGGCACCAGCTTTCGGTCGAATGCCTTCCAGATTACATCCCGCATCTCGGTCGTGCGCATAGTTTTGAACTCGTCGACGATTGGAGCGATTGTACAACGGCACTGAATGTCTTCCTCGGGGATATTAAACCCGAGAGGGTGCCACGCGGTAGCGCCCGTGTTTACGCCAGCGACAAGCGCGAATTTCTCGCCAGCTTTGGCTGTAACGCCATCCATTGCTAGATGGTTAGACTTATCCTGTGGACTGGCGCCACGGGTACGGTCATCGCGCGTCGAAACCCATTCGCGACCCGTCACTATGCCGCTCTCTTTTTGCGCTAGGTACTGGGCATAGTTGGCCGCGCGCGCCACTTCGGTTCGTGCGATTACCATCCCACGATGAGCATTGACTTCGAATACGTCCTGAACGCGCGCCCCGAGCTCCCTGGCTCCCTCGCCTTGTTCGTAGCCTTCAATCAGCGTTGCGCGAATCAAGTCCCGCGTTGTTTTGTTAATGCCACCGATTTTTTTCGATGAGAACTCTTGCAGAAACACGATGACGCTGTCGAAGATGTTTGATGCGTCGACAGCCTTGGTGCCGACCCCGAGGGATTGCAGCTCATCGGCGACGAATGAGTCGACGCAATCCTTGATGACCGGAGTCAACAGCCGCTCAAATGGCTCCGGAGTCAGGTACCCGAGCACCGCATCGGCCCTCTGGGTTGGGCTGAGCACCTTCATCACCGGCACCGCAAGCGCCTTCTGGGGCTCCCCCGTGGCCCCAGGCTCGCCTAGAACTGGTACCGGCACCATGGCCTGCGGTTCCTGCTCTGCGTCGTCCTGAGTGCCGTACGAGCCACGGAATGGGGTCAGGCCCATTGGTATCAGCGTGTACTCATCCCGGTCGCCTCGGTCCGTGAGGCCCTGTAGCTCGCGCCACTCACGCACCGTGACTGTCGCCGGGTTGGCTTGCATGGCGCGCAGCACGAATTCGCTATTCCCTGGAGATGGATTTTCGTAATCCATATACAGGTCATCACCGAATTGAGGAACAAGCTTCTGATTGACCACGTTTTTGGTGTACTCCAAACGCGGCACCAATACTTCGCTTGCCATAATCTCGCGCGATTCGGTAATCGTAGCGCGGTTCGATTTCCCGAGCACTCCTAGAAGCTCCGGAGGCACGCCATAGATGCTGATTATGGTATCGCGCTCCCATTCTCGAAGCTGTAGCAATTGCATTTCGGTGAACGATTGAGAGACTACCTTTACGTCTGCTTTGCCAGAATGGAAGAACGGCACACCTGCTTTCAGCCAGCCGCCGTGACGATTCTGGAATTCCGCACGCGCTCTCTGTAACTGGTCCTCTCGAGCACCTTCGATTGATATCACCACGTCTAGCAGGCCACGGTTTTCGAAGGCCTGCTTTATCATCTGGGCTGCGTACTCATCTGAATCAAGCTCATCGCTAAGCGAGTGCGCAATCCCTATGCCTCGTCCGTATGGGTTAATCAGATTCTCGTCACGAAACCAGATGATATCGTTCTGCGAAATGTTCTTGGTGATGGTTCCCCACCGAAGCTCGACTGGTTGCGACTTGTTCTCTGGTAGCTTCACAATCCACGTAGGCGGTACTGGCCAAAGTTCGGCAGGAAGGCCCATGGAGTTTCGTTCTATAATCCACGGAACTTCACCAACCGTGTCGTAGTATTTGCACGTGAGTTCTCGCACCTTGTGCCCGCCGAACGCTTTGTTCCCGCCTTCCCACATTGTCAGCAACGGGTGTTCGTATATCTCCTCGAGTTGCTCCGTCTGAACTGCTTTCTTGACGATTGAGCTTCGTTCATCGAGGCTCTTGTGCGTCAATTGGTTTCGCAGTCTTTGCGCTTGCTTGGTGCTAGTTGTCGTCACGCGGTATAGCGACCATGGCACGCTGGCGTAGTGTTGTGCAATCTTGGTCACCACAGCGCGAAGCCATGGGCTCTGATGATACAGCGAAAGGATTTCGCGCGAGCCACGAGTGAGACTGTTTGCGCTACGGTCTACGAATACCATCCCGCCTGCCGGCGAGCTGTTGAAATAACCCTTGATGCGATTCCAGATGTTGGCCATGTTCCCCGCCTAGAATACGAACGACCATTCTCTCGACTGCGTAAGATGTAACAGGGCTTGAGTGGTAGCGTCAACTTGGTCATCGTGCTGGCCTTTCGGGAACGATTCCATCTCAGATAACCAACTGTCGACCCACGATGCCTCGCCGTCATGAGGAATAATCACGCGCCCTGCTTCGCAAGCTGGCGAAACGGCCGAAGCGCGAAGCTCTTTTGAACGACTTCCAGGCTCGAAAGGGATGACGCTATCATCTCCGAATTCGTTGCGCAGGAGCTGAATAATCGGTGCGCCGTTGGCCTTCTTTTCGATGAGTTTTAGCGATACAAAGCGGTGCTTTTCGTGCAATGCTTTGATGAGCCTCAGGGTGCCAGCCATATCGGTCCTACTCACCACCGAGTCCCATAGGGCAAACTTCCCGCCGTGCTTCTCGTGGCTGCCGCGTACTCTCGCCCACACCTGGCCGGCCACGTTGTCGCTGTTCTCTCCTCCCTCGACAGCGCAATCCCATGAGCTGAATGCCATATCGAAGTCGATTGGCGACAAGTCGGAGTACGAGAAGCGCCCAAACATGGTCCGATTGAAGTATCCGCCGACCCTTGTCTTGGGAGACTGTTGTAATTGTGCTGCCGAACCGTAGGAGCCAAGCGCCAACTTGAGGTGGTTGATACGCTCTCTAGTGTAGACCTGTGGGAACAGAAGCTCGCCCTTGCTCCTCGGGTCCGTGAATCCCTTGTTTGCGCCTGGCGGTATTGACTCCGGGTCGTACTCGGCTTGCATGTACAGGTGAGAGTAGCGGCTTCCGTATGTCTTGAGCAGGTGGCCTACAAGGTCGTTCTCGTGTAGCCGTTGCATGATGACTATCTCGCCGCGCGTAGTGTCGATTCGGCGAGAGACCATCTTTTGGTCGTGCCACTCTGCAATTTCTCTGAGCGCGTTAGGCGTGACCCCTCTTTGAGCATCAAGCGGGTCATCGATGATTGTGTAGTCCGAGCGTGCGCCCGTTGCCTTTGCGGCCACTCCCATTGACCAACGGCCGCCGTGGGCAGTGTTGACATAATAGGTCTTTTCGTCCTGGTCTTCTTTCAGAGACCATCTAGGTCTAAATGTATCTTGGTACCAATCGGAGCGGATTAGGTCGCGGCATCTTACCGAATCGCGCGTCGCCAGCTTGTCGGTATTAGCGGCACAAAGGAAGATTTTTTCGGGCCTCGTGGCCCATACCCAAGCCGGGAACATGACCGACGCGACTAGCGATTTTCCGTGCCCCGGGGGCATATTCACGATGAGATTGTCCGAGCGCCCTTCGTGCACGTCTTGCATATGCTGGCAGAGCACCTTTAGATGCCACGCCTCGACGAACTTCGCAGGGTCGCATACATGCCAAGCATGCCGAACGAACTCGTAGAACGACGCAATACACTTGCGCTTTTCTCGCTCACGTACAATTGATTCTACAGTGCCCACACTCAAACCTTCTTGAGATATCCGTCAAGCATCTGCGCTAGTCCGTGCGCCACCGAACGGATTGTTTTGTGTTCTATGTCCTCGCCAATTGCGTCGCATACAGCGTGCAAACACTCGTGAATGAGGACCTCGCGCCGCTTGCTTTGCGGCATTCTATGATAGAGCC